ACGTTAGTAGTGGTAGTCATAGAACCCACACCCTTAGGCATCTCGTATGTGTATACGCTGCCTGAAGCGATGGTGGTAGCAGTAACCTCTCCACCGCTAACGGTAAATCCTGTCGCTGCAAAGTCAACCAAGTGAATAGCTTTAACGCCACCTACTGAATCTTTGCAATCTAAAGTAAAACCTGCGGTTAAGTTACAAGCCATTATCTACCCCCTTACAATTTAAACTGAACGATTTGATCAGGGAATGCAAACTGAACACCATACTTCATGGTAGCACGGAAACGAACTTCGTCGTTATCTTGGCTGTACCAGAATCTGTAGTCCTCTTCTTCGTTAGCAAGGTCAGTTCCTACAAACAAGTTAGACAAACGAGCTAAGAACATACGGTTAGTTCCGTTCAATCCACCTACAGCAATCATTTTCACGTTAGTTGCAGGAATCATGATTTCCATTCCTTCGCTGTCAGCAGCGTAGTGGAATAAGTTAGATGCTCTTAATGCAGTGCTATACTTTTTGAAAGTATCAATACCTACAAACAAAACCAAGTCAGAAGCATCAGCGATGTCTGCAGGTATTACGTTGTAGATGTTATCAATTAAATCTTCTACGTTTGCAGTAGTGATTGCAGTAGCACTTGAAGTGTTACCAGCAACAGTAGAAGCAGAAGCAGCGTCAATCAACTTGATGAACCCGTCAAACTTGTTAGTGTTAGGGTTAGTGTTGGTTGTTGCTGTGTCACCTTGCCACATTGCTATTTCTAACAATTTAGCGATGTTGTTCGCTTTGTCTTGACCGATTTGCTCCTCGAAAGGTACTGAAGTTGGAGAACCTGCAGCGATTTGAGTTTGCATCCACTTTGCTTCCAAAGTCTTAGGGCACAAAGTTTCTTCAACTTTGATTTTACCTACAGTGATGTTACGCTGAGAGAAAGTAGTGTTTCCTGATGCAGTGTAACCGCAACCGTCAGTTTGAAAGTAAACGTCAGAAGTAAGGATGTTCAAAGCCTCTGCAGACTTTACACCTACTTGAACTTGACCTGCTGCTTGTAAAATAGAAGCAGTTTTGCTACCAAACAAAGACTTAAGTACTAACTCTGTAGACTGCTCGTTGGTGTAATTTGCTAAGGCTGATACGTTAAATGCCATTTTTTTATTTATTTTTTAGGGTTTGTGCAATTTTCATGATATTAGCGAACTGCTCCTCTTTCTTAGAAAGTTTTGCAGGTGCTTTCTGTGGTTCTTCAGATGGAAGTTCTGCTACTTTTTCAACTAAGTCAACGGTCTTAGAAAAGATGTCTTTCATTGAGTTGAATTTAGCCTCTTGTTCAGCGTTCTTCTTTTCCATTGCTTCAAGACGTGCAACTACTTCATTGAACTTGTCTAACAAAGAGTTGAAAGACTCAACTGTTGCAAACTCAGTTGCTGCAACTTCAACTTCAACTTCTTCTTCAATTTCTACGATTTCGGTAACGATACCGCCTTCAGTAGTGACTAACATGCCCCCCTCTACTTGATGTACGGAATCAGGAGCAGGAATAAGACCTTCGCCAGTTTGAACAAAGATTGCAGTACCTACTGCAAGTTCGCCTTCCCATTCAATGATCGTGCCATCTACTAATGTGGCAGTTTCCATCTTCACCTCTTCGGTCTTCTCTTCTGAGAAACCTAACAAGGTTCTGATTTCTTGGATTACTTCTTTTGAATTCATTTTATATATAATTAGTGGTTTGTTTTTTTTGGCTCAATTTTTACCGTCCCATTGCTCCAACACTCTTTTCAATTTCTTCATCATAGCATTGGCAATCTTATCTTCAACGGTCTCTTCAAAGTCGAAAAAGCCCTCTACTGAAAACCCTTTGAACTCACCCTCTTTTACTCTCTGCCATATAGATTCATCGTTTACTATGTATGACAAAAACCAACTTCCGTCAGCTACTTCTTCGTAACCTTTTGGAGGCATAATGCCACGCTCTCTATCAACGATAAATGACTCAAATAGAGAAAGTCCGTTTACTGCTTTATCGTGATGAATGTTTACTGCATCGTACTTGTCACCCTTTGCCCATTTCTTAGCAATTTCAAAGATGGTTTCTTTGTCAAAAACAACGTAGTATTCACCTCTTGTTTCATCGTAACGGTAAATCGGTAAATCAGCAATCATTGCAGCACCTGAGATAATACGCTTCTCTTCGTTCTGAATCTCAAAACGTGCTTTTCTTGCTTTGCTAAGTTCTAACTCTTCTAACTTGCGTTCAGTCCAACGAAGCATCTCTTCACCGCCCCACAACAAATAGCTGATAGTTCCACACGCTTTAGTGTCTGATGGGTTGTAGTATTCTTTAGCCCTAGACAAATAGGAGTAAGTGCGTTTAATCGTTTCAATAGACAGATTCTCGTTTGCCACTAACTGCCTGGCTCTGTTCTTACCTACCAAAGTTGCACACTCGTTTCCGATAGCCTCGTTTAGATTGATGCCTCTCTGTGCGTTTTGACTTGCCGCTTTAGGATAGTCGTTGAAGAACTCTTGCTTATTAAAGTATTGAAAGTCTTTTTCTATTGCAGGGTTAGTCACAAGTGACACGAACTCTACGCCTGTTTCATCTTCAGGATTGATTACTAATTTGTAAACTGGTAAATCCATTCTATTATAATTATTGATTGTTGATTTTTGGCTTTGTTTTACCCACCTAACACGCTTACATTCTGATTAGTGGCTGCTCTTCGTTGTGTTCTTGTGATGTCACCTTCTAACACGTAAACTCTTCGTTCTTGTGTCAAAATGTCTTGACCTTGTGGTAGTCTTGTAGTAGGAACATTGATTAATCCACTACCTGAGTTTGAATTGCTTAATGAGCCAGGTGCAGATGGTGATGATTGTGGATTGTATTTTTGTTTTCTAATAACTGCTATTCTTGCCAAACCTTGTGCAATAGCTACACCTGCTGCTATTTGCGCACGGATAATAGAAGTAGGATCACCTGGAATGATTTGTGATAAATATGCTTTATTTGCTGCAAAATATGTATCTACTATACTCGTTGCAATAGCGAGATTTTGTTGTGCCTTAAAATACTTTTTAGATTCTTGTGCCTGAGTAGAACTTAAAGCCTCATACAAATCGCCATAAATAGAAAGAGTGCTATTTGCAATTTCTTGAGCCTCATTAAGACGAGCGATTTTAATATCATTTTGTCTTTGCTCTTCTTGTGCCTGATAGTATTTATCTATTTGAGCCTTTCTTTGCTGATATTGCTCTCTTGATATAAGTTCTTTTAAAAATATTTCTTCTAAGAATTGTAAGTCTTTTTCTTTTTGAATTCTTAATTCAGCAGCCTCGATTGAAAACTGAGCTTTTAAATCATTTGTAAGTAACAGATTATTTAAAGTTCTTTTGCCTCTGATATTTACAAATCCTTCTTCTTCAATTTTAAACCTATCAAGTTGGTATTGCCTAACTAATTCCTCTAATTGTTTTAATTGCTCTTTATTAGCTAAGTATTCTTCTTGCTGAAGTTTAAATTGTTGCTGATTGAAATCCGCCTGAGCTTTTAACTTCTCATCATTAAGAGCCTTTAATCGTGCATTTTCATTTGCCTGAATAATAAGAATGTTATTACTTGCATCTAAAGCCGCTTTTTCTGCTTCTGTATAACCTTCTTCGCCTTGTTTAAGGATTGCAAGTTTTTGATTTGCAAGAATCTCTTCTTGTTTTGCAATCTCAAGGCGTTTTTGGAATAATGCTGCTTCACTATCACCTCTTGCTTCCATTACAGCAAGTTCTCTGTTTAATTGGTCAACAAGTTTCTCCTGAGTCTTAATAGCCTCTTCTGCTGCAAAGTTTGTAAGTCCTATGCTATCTGTAAAGCCTTTAAACTTTTCTTTTAGTGAATCGAATAACTTACCTATCTGATCACCGAATAAACTAACAACAGCAACCAAAGCACCGATACCAGTAGCAGCAAGAGCAAGTTTAACTCCTTTCAGAGTTTTAATCATGTTCAAGAAGCCGCTATTGATAGCCTTAATTGCAGGAGCAAACTCTTTTAAATCTCTAAGTCCTTGAGCAAAGACCATCGCTCCCTGAACTTTGACTAAGACCTTGTCTAACTCTTTAGATTCGCCACCG